TTCAGGAGACAAGCCCTTTAATTGCTCTTTTGGTAATAGAAATTCCATGATAATTCCTTACTTGATTACGCTTGCACCAAAGCTTGAGCCACTTGACGAGCTTTGCATACCAGAACCGCCACCAACATTGATACCCAATGCTTGATTGAGAATCTGTTGTTGCTCCAATGGCAAATTGCGGATTGCATCCAACTGTTGTTGTGAGAATCCTTGTTGCAATAAGCCTTGGTCACGCAATTGATTTGCTCCTGCAAAGCCCATTTGTTGACCTTGATTAGCAATATTTGCCAGTTGACCAGATGAGCTAATACGCTGTTGATTAGCAGTAAGCCCTGCGCCTTGGTTAGCTAAGTTTGCTTGCAAGAAATTAGAAGCATTAAATTGCCCCATTTGATTTTGAGCTGCTTGATTAGCAAGATTGGCTTGTTGTTGATTTTGTGTATTAAGTTGGCCAACACTAAAGTCATAACCTTGGTTTGACAATGCAGCTCTTAATGCCGCATCTTGATTTGCCAAACCAAACTGACCTGCAAGTTGCAGAGACTGCTGAGTAGTAGCCAAGTCTTGAGCTTGATTAAGCTGTTGTGCTTGCATAGAACGAGCCAAATCAGCCTCAGAAGCACGTTGAGCCGCCTCATAAGCTGCAGCATTTTGTTGGGCAAGTAATCGAGCCGCATTCTCTCCATAAGCACGATTAGTCTCTGCTTCTGCAACACCTTGGCGAGAACCACCAAAAGCCTTTGCCGCAGTAGCTTGAGCCGCAGTTTGCTGTTGTTGCAACTGCCTTGAACGCTCTAAATCACTCAAACTTTGCTGAGTTACAGCTTGAGTGTAAGGATTCATGTAATCTTGAATATTCTGATTCAAAAACGAACCAGCCTGAATATCACGAATATTTGCTCTGGCTTGAGGAGCAATCGCACCTAGCGCCTCTTGAGTCACGCCAGCACCAGTTACATCCCTAGATGCAACATCACGCACAGTATCACGCCCAAGTTGAGCCGCATTTGCAAGTGAAACATTTACATTTTGAGATGTAACTTGTTTAGGACTATATAAACCAGCACTAGTAGCCAAATTAGCCGCAGTACCAAGTTGACGCATTTGCTGACTATTAGGATCAGCAAATTGACGATTAATACCAAAAGATGCTAATTGGTCAGGAGTAAATTCTGCAAATTGTCTTGCCTCTAACCCACTAGAAACACCTTTAGCAGACTCTAAATTAGCTAAATAAGCATCTCTAAATGCAGGATCTAGTTGCGACTGTGATGATTGTTTGGAACTTGATAAACTCATCTTATATCTCCGTACTCAAGAAAATTCTTGGTTCAACCTTGTAAATCTTACTCATAACTTTTTCCCACCCTTTTCTACCTGTCATGGTCATTTGGGTGCAACCTTCCATTTTTCCGTGTTTTTCAACAAATGGAAGTATCCGTATAACTTCATCCATATCTCCTGCCGCTAGGAATACATGAATTGACTTCTGTTTTGGATGGGTGATTATTTCAGTAACGATGGCTGTATTAATACCAGGCCAAAATTGCATTTCATCTTTATAGAGGGCCATTGCGACATCCTCAAGACTATGCGTTCCGTTACTATATTCTAGCGCATTTAATAATAATTGCTCACTTTCTAGAAAATAAGGAACCCACCATTTTGGCTCCCCATTTTCCACAAAACTAGTGCAATCAATCATCTTAAACTGCCAAGTTTCCCATTAAATCTAATTACTCCAACACGCCAATCAGCTTTACGTGAAGCAGTAATTTTTGCGGCTATTTGTCTTCCAGTAATCCGAACAGAAGTTGGATTAGCCATTGAATATGGGCCAAAATTGTATGCTGTTGCATTTGGATAAAACTTTGTTGCAAAGCTAACAGTTACATCACCCGCAGTCTTTTCATCAGGAATAAGCTCTGTCAGACTCATCACACGATCCCCTTGGCCTATCTCAATAGGTCCAGACTCAGCGAAAATTGTCTGATTTTCATAATCAAAGCCAACTTCATGCTCATAAATGTACGAGTCTGTTGAAACCATAATTGGGTTAGAGAAGATACCCCTGTCTGTACCACAAGTACGAGCTAAAGTGCCAGTAGCCCAATGGTTTTCACGATAGTTGTAGGTAACGTAGGAGTCAATCTCATTGCTTGCCAAGCTTGGGTAGAACCACCAAACTTCAGAATAAGTTGAGTTCAAAACAGCATAAACCTTGGATGATTGTGGCAAGTTAAGGTTGTTAAATACATAATCACCAACATCGCATGGTATTGGCTTGACAAAGCCATCGTACATCCAGAAACCAGATGAAGACATCCAAATACAGGCATTATCGATAACTGCTACAGATTGCTTAGAAACAACCCCACATCCAGATCCAATGCGGTCAAAGCTAAAGATAAATGGTGGGCCAATGTAAGTAGCAGAATGCACATCAATGTCAGTAAACAACAATGTTGCACCACGAATACGCTTGGCACACATTAAAGAGCCAATTGTGGTTAACTCAAAGTCACCAGCTTGATTTGTTGCAGCAGAAGTCCAAATAGTATTGTTTTCTTGGTCAGACCAAGCAATCTTTCTAGGGTTTCCAGAAGCACCCAAAGCAAATAAGAATCGTTCTTGAGTAACCACTAAACCTACACAATTAATTGGTGCATTGGTAATAGCAGCCGCATCATTTGCAGTATTTAACTGCCACTCAAGTAAACGTCCATCTTTTGTTGAGCAAGCCACTAAGTACTCGCCCCATGTATCTAAACTCCATGTAGTCGCAGGAGTGTATGAACCAAGGTCTGGACGGGCTACACCATAGGCGTAACTGCCATAAGTGCCAAAGCCATAGCCAATCTTTAGAACAGCACTAGCATCACCAACAACAAGATCTGTAGGTGAAATATCTGTAATAGTGCCAGACTCAGAAACAGAGTACAACTTTGAATGTGTACCAATTCCGATACGTCTGTTATTTGAATTGTCTCGCCAGTTAATCAGGCCACGTGCCATTCCAGAAAGTTGTGTCTCAGAACGCTTCCTCCATCCACCCACAGGGCGAATAGTAGCCTCAAACCAACGAACTAAGTTGGCATAATTCCAACGTCCTTTAGACTGATACTCAGTACCATTCTTGTAGACACCTGGTGGTATTTGTAGTGGAATGTAGGCCATATTTGTAATCTATTAGTTTTTAATGTTAGACACAAAACTCATTGTGGCAATTGCAGAAGGAATAGCTGGTCTAGTTGGACTTGTTCCAGCAGCGTATTGCTCAATGATTACGCCTACATCTGTAGTTCTCCACATAATCTCAATGTAGTCAGTTGCATTTAAATTAGCAAAATAATTCAAAGCCATAATGACATGGAATGGATCGCCAACATCTTTTCTTGGGGCTAATCCAAATCTACTGTTTGAATTAGCAATGTTTGTTCCATTTACTCTAAACCAAACATCCACATCTTGTGAAGCATTGGTTGTGTTTGTAAGTTGAAGAGAAAATTGCAAATTCCAGATGCCAGCTTCAGCTACAGTAATCCTAGAATTACTAGCTATGGTTACACCATTGGAGAAATCTGTAGTATTAAATGTTATTGGATAAGCTACAGTAGTACTAGCAGCAGTTTGATCTGTAGAGTCTTGAAAAGCCCCATAAGGGTTATTTAAGAACTTACCACCACTAGGACCAATAACAGACTGTATTGAGTTAACAAGTTTGGTAAAAAATATTCTTAAATTACTATTATTCTGGTTTTGCAAACTTTGTGAATAGACTTGACCCGATATACCCAAACTAGGTATAGCAGGTATCTCTAATTGCTGTTTTACGTTTGCCATTATTTTTTAAGGAATGTCTGCCAAACAGCACCAGCCGCCATAACTAATCCACCAATCCATAGAATTGGTTTTGCAAGTGAAGCCACCCATCCAAGCACTTTCATAGCACCTTGCATGGCATCAATAGCATCTACAAGACCACTAGTGTTCTTATCTATGTCGTTGACTTTAGTTTCAACAGCAAGCAAACGATCGTAGATTTGCTTATGAGTGACTTCGTTTTCCATTATGCACCTTGTATTTCAATCCAAGACTGCGTTGCTTCGCTCCAAGAATAATACTTACCATCTGTTGGATAAGATACTGGAGCATTCCATCTACAAGTTTGTTCATCAAGAAGCCAACTTGCGTATGGTTTTTGAGGAATAAAAGCGTCACGCTGATGGTCATAAGTATAACCAATTCCAGCATAATTCTTACGAATATTTCCGTTATAACTAGTTTGTTTCCAATTACCACCTAGCAAAGATTGGCAAAAGGTAATGCCAGTTTGCTCAGATTCTTGACCATTGGAATCAAGACAGTCGTTGTTATTAACAACAATAACTTGCGTTACTACGTTATTTTCATCAAGTTGTGCAAAATGTGCCATTTTTAACCTCAGAATGTAATTGAACCAGAACCTGTCCACTTGTAGATTTTATATCCACCAGTGTTTGTAAAGGTAGGAGAACCTGTGGTGGATACTGCATCGTCAAAAGTATCAGCATAACGAATGATGACAATACCAGAGCCGCCATTAGCTCCGTTTACATGAAAGGCGCCACCATCTCCACCACCACCACCGCCACCAGTGTTTGCTGTTCCAGCGACAGGGCCTGGGCCACCAGATACGCCCGCTCCACCTTTGCCACCGCCACCAAGACCCCCCTGACCAGGACTTGTTGTTCGTTTAGTTCCTCCACCACCGCCAGCATAATAGGTAGATGAACCTGTAATAGAAGACTGCAAACCATCCCCGCCATTACCT